AATTTTATACAAATATGAGTTTTAAGAAAAATAAATATCAAGTTTTACGTAATGCTATATCTAAAGATCTAGCAGCGTTCTGTTATAAGTATCTACAAATATCGGCAGAAGCAGATAATTGGATGTTGAATAATGGTGTAACACATTCTGGTAATAAACTAGTTGGTAATTTTAATGACCCACAAGTTCCAAACTCTTACGCTAAATATGCAGATAGAGTTATGGAAACTTTGCTGGTAGACACTATAAAAGTCATGCAAAAGAAAACAGGACTTAGATTAGTCCCTACCTATTCTTATTGTAGATTATACAGAACAGGTAATATCCTTAAAAGACATAAAGACAGACCAAGCTGTGAAATATCTACCACACTTAATTTAGGTGGAGATCCTTGGCCCATACTGATAGATCCTACAGGATCGGACAACGTTATTGACGAATATAAAAATATACACAAACCTGGTGCACCAAAAGGTGTAGAAGTTAATTTAAAACCCGGTGATATGCTTATATATTCTGGCTGTGAATTGGAACACTGGAGAGAACCTTTTAAGGGTAAACTCTGTGGTCAGGTCTTTTTACACTATAATCATGCAGATGGACAGTTTGCAAAGTCCAATTTGTATGATAAAAGACCTATGCTAGGAATAGTCAAATAACGTTGAACATCAACGCAATCTAATATAATCTGGAGATCTATGTTACAGAAGATAGGATTTTTACCTGGAATAAACAAACAAATTACAGCCACGACTGCAGAGGGTCAGTGGGTTGACTGTGATAATGTTCGTTTTAGATATTCTACACCTGAAAAAATAGGTGGTTGGAAACAGTTAGGTGCTGATAATGTTAGTGGTGCAGCTAGAGGTTTACATCAATTTACAAACAGTTCTGGTCAAAAATATTCTATTATAGGAACTAACAGAGTTTTATATGCTTATTCAGGTGGTGTGTTCTATGACATACATCCTATTAAACTCACAACAACACTTACAAATGCATTTAGCACTGAAAACGGAGAAACTTCGGTTACAATAAATTTTTCTACTGACCATAATATTCAAGCAGGTGATATAGTTTTATTAGATAGCTTTACCGCAATCACAAACTCTAATTATTCAGCATCTGATTTCGATGATATAAGATTTATGGTTACAACTGTACCGACAGCAAACACAATTACAATAACAATGCCGTCTGCAGAATCAGGATCTGGAGCTACGCAATCTGGTGGTATCAGAGTGCAACATTATTATCATGTAGGTCCAGACGTACAGGCACAAGGTTTTGGTTGGTCACTTGGATCTTGGGGTGGACAAGAAATAGGGGCTGCCACAACAACTTTATCTTCAGGTATTACAGATTCTGCAACAAGCATAACATTAAATGATGCATCACAGTTTCCATCTTCAGGAACCAATTATATACAAATAGGAACAGAGGAAATTTCATACACTGGTATATCATCAAATGTTTTATCTGGTGTAACAAGAGGTGTAAGAAACACAACAGCAGCATCTCATTCTGCAGGTGCCACAGTAACAAGCACATCTAATTATGTAGCATGGGGTGAAGCAGCATCAGGTGACTTAATCGTAGATCCTGGTATGTGGTCTATTGATAACTTTGGTGACAAAGCTATTTGTTTAATTGTTGATGGTGAAGTATTTGAATGGAACTCTGCAGCAACTGATGCAACATCTACAAGAGCAACTAAAATTTTAAACGCACCAACTGCATCAAGACACATGTTGGTATCCACGCCTGATAGACACTTAGTATTCTTTGGTACAGAAACCACGATCGGAACAAAATCTACTCAAGATGATATGTTTGTAAGGTTCTCTGCTGTTGAAGACATTAACGATTACACACCTACAGCAACCAATGACGCTGGTACACAGAGACTGGCCGACGGATCACGGATCATGGGAGCTATTAGAGGTAGAGATGCAATTTACGTTTACACAGACACAGCATTATTCTTAATGCGTTTTGTTGGTCAACCGTTTACATTTGCTTTTGTGCAAGCTGGTACAAACTGTGGATTAGCTGGTAAGAACGCAGCTGTTGAAGTAGACGGCGCAGCTTATTGGTTTTCAGAAAATGGTTTCTTCAAATATTCTGGTGCTCTTGAATCACTTACATGTTTAGTAGAAGATTATGTTTACGATGATATTAATTTAGATTCTGGTAATCAAATGATTAATGCAGGATTAAATAATTTGTTTGGTGAGATTATGTGGTTCTATCCAACATCATCATCTTCAGTTGTTAACAGAATGGTTTGTTATAATTATCAAGACTCATCACCTAGAAGACCTATATGGAGTGTAGGGTCTTTAGCTAGAACTGCATGGGCAGACTCAGCAGTTTTTGGAAGCCCGCATGCATTGTCTTATGATGCAGACGGCGTTGAAGCTGCTACTTCATCAACTTACATTCAAGGAAACACAGACGGTGTATCGACATACTATCAACACGAAACAGGCACAGATCAAATTAAAGGTGGAGCTACGACAGCTATACAGGCAACAATAACATCTGGTGATTTTGATATTACTCAACAAGTTATAAGAGGAGCTATGACAGCTAACGCAACACTTCGTGGTGATGGTGAATACATAATGAAGATAAGAAGATTTATACCAGACTTTGTTTCACAAACAGGTAATACACAAGTTACATTGAATTTACGTAACTATTCTAATGACACGGCCGCTAGTTCATCACTTGGACCATTTACAGTTAGCTCATCAACTAGTAAGGTAGATACCAGAGCAAGAGCCAGAGCTATTGCACTTAAAGTAGAAAACACAAGTTCTGGTCAAGATTGGAAACTTGGAAGTTTTAGATTAGACATACAACCAGACGGAAGAAGATAATGGCAAAGATAGTACAAATACTAACAAGACCTAGCGCAGAGTATCGTCAAGATGTTGCTGACGCACAAGTAAGAGATCTTGACGGTGTAATACAAAAATTAAACACAACGTATCAACAAGAATTAAAAGATGAAATGGAAGCTGAAAACTTCTTTATTAATTAATGGCAAATAGTTTTATAAATAAAAAGGCAGACTTAACGACTACAGATCTTACAACTCTGTATACAGTTCCATCATTTAAGACTGCTGTAGTTAAATCAATTTTAGTATCTGAAGATGCAGGATCTGGAGCTAGTATTACAGTAACACTAGTGGATGCTTCATCTAATATATTTAGTTTATTCAAGACTAAATCTATATCTTCTAACACGACAACCGAGTTATTGACTCAACCTCTTGTTATGGAAGAAAGTGAGATACTAAAAGTACAGGCTTCTGACGCGAACGAGCTGCACGTTATAGCTTCAATATTAGAAATACAGCCGCGAGAGGTAACAACATAATGCAAGTATTAAAGCCAGAAAAGATAATAACTACTATATCAAACATGAAAACAGGTGAGGTATATAAATCAGAAGAAGAGTGGAAAACAAAAGGAATATCAGAAACAGAGATTAGGAGAGATGTGAAGGTTATAATGCCTTCGCTTGATTTGTTTCCTAAAACAAAGTAGTGTGAAAAAATGAGCATAACTAGATCACAAATAGCCAGACAATTATTAGCCGAAGGTGGAGCACCTAGGAAAGGATTTTATGTAGGAGGTTCTCCAGCGGACAGTCAAAACAACCCTAGTCCCTCTAGTAGTTTTGATGATGGATTTGATTCGGGTGAGGAATTTGGAAGAGATACGTATGCTGAACAATATGCAGCCATGAATGTGCCAGATGCAGTTAGTACAGGTGGAGGAGATAATGAACCTGGTTTTTTTCAAAAAGCAAAAGACAGATTTAAAACTTTTGAAACTGACTCAAGAATGAATCGTGTGAACAGAGGTCTCTTAACTGATTTAGGAGCAATTAAATCTTTTGTTGGTTTAAAAGATATACCGCCTGAACTTCTTGCAACATTAGCAGACGATTATACTCAAGGTGGTTTGTTTTCAGAGGGTCTAGTAGGTGGTGATATAAGTTTAAAAAACGCTGCTTCAACATTAGAAGGTTTACAAGGGTTAGGTGTAGATTTAACAGGAGATATACGATCTCAAGTAGGAGATATTTCTAGATCAAAATTTGCAGAAAGATTTGGACCTAAAACAAAAGGTGGTGAAGGTGGGGATAACGAAACACTACCTTTAAGAATAAAAAAACCAATAACAGAGGCTGCTGAAAAAGAAGAACCTAAAAATGAATTTAATGAATTATTAAAATTTTATGGTTCAAGATTCGCTGACGGTGGTGAAGTGAGAGAAGGATATTTTGGTGGTAGTATAGTTAAAGGAATTAAAAAAGGTATAGGGGCTGTAAAGAAAATTGCAAAGTCACCAATAGGTAAAGCTGCATTAATAGGTGGTTTAGGATATTTAGGTGCTACTAAAACAGGATTTGGTAGTGGTTTATTAAAATCATTTAAAGCCTTAAGTCCAATTCAACAAGCATTGTTAGTTGGTGGTGCAGGTTTAACATTATCACCTTTTGCTATGAAAGAAGAAGACGAAGAGGAAAAATTACCAACAGTGGCTCAATCAGATCCAGAGTTTCAAAATTTATTAGCATACTATGGTGGTCCTACAAGATTTGCTGCCCTCCC